CCTTTGCTGTCTCCAGCGCCCGCGGCAGCAGCACAAGGAACCCGCCGCCGGCCAGCAGTACCGCCGCACCGAGGGCGCCCAGACCGGTGATGGTGCCCTGGATGGGCCGAGGGAGGTCCCCGTACGCCTTCACTACGCCCGTCACGGTCTGCGTCATCGACCGGAGCGTCCCGTTGGCCGCAGTACCTGACTTGATCAGGTCGTTCTCGAGCGCGGCGCGCAGCTTGGACAGGTCGCCCTTGAAGTTGTCCATCTTCCCGGCGGCCTGCTCGGCGGCGAACCCTGCGTCGTTGACCGCGTCGGTCCACCGCTGGTTACCTTCGGCGCCGTCCTTCATCAGGATGTTGGCTGCGCGTACCGCGTCCGAGCCGAAGATGATCGACAGGGCGGCGTCGCGGGATGAGTCGTCGACACCCTGGAAGGAGTCGTGCAGCTGGCCAGCCAGCCCGTTGATGCCGACGAAGTTGCCCTGCAGGTCGTACGCCGAAAGGCCGAACGCATCCATCTCGGCACGCGCCTGCTTGGAAGGCGAGGCCAGGGCCAGGAACATCGACTTCATCGACGTGCCGGCATCCGAGCCGAGCAGACCGGCAGCGGCGAACTCCGACAGCGTGCCGACCGTCTCATCGATGGTCAGCCCGAACTGCGCAGCGACCAGACCGCCCTGCTGCAGGCCCATACCCAGCTGCTCAACACCGCCGAGCGACTTGTCTGCGCCGGCCGCCAGCAGGTCAGCGATGTGCGGGACGTCCTTGCCGGCCAGCGCAAACTGCGTCATCGCGATGGACGCAATCTCGGTAGCGCGCCCGACCTCGATCTGACCGGCGGCGGCCAGGTTCAGTGCGCCGACCAGTGCGCCGCCCAGAATGTCCTTGACCGAGACGCCGGCCTTGACCAGCTCGGTCTCAGCCTCAGCCGTCTGGCTAGCGCTGAACCCGATGCCCTGGCCCATCGACAGGGCGGCCTCAGTCAGCTTGTCCATCTCCGCCGACGTGGCGTGGGACAGGGTCTTGACCTGGGACATCTGCGCGTCGAAGTCCGCGAACGTCTTGACGGAGATCGCGACACCGGCGGCCAGAGCGGCGCCAGTGATGATCATTGACCGACCGGCCTTGTCCCAGGCGTCGCGGTTCTTCTGCGAGGAAGCGACGATTCGCTGGCCGGCGGTCGTCGCCTTGTCGGCGGTCCGCTTCGACTCCTCGCCCGTGGCCTTGACGGATGCGGTGGCCTCGGCCATGCCCCGCTTGAACCCGTCGACCTCGGCGCGGAGCCGGACGACTACGGAGCGATCGGTCATCGCCATTCCTCCCCATCAGGGACGGACGGGGGCTACCGTCTGGCGGGTGATGACCTGGGAGCTTTGGCGGTGGCTGCTGATCGGCCTGACCGGTGCGCTCATCGCGACCGCGGGCGTGCTCAGCGACGCCGCCGTGGTGGCCGCGTTCGGTGCGCTCTGTGTGGCCGTCGCGGTCGTGCGGGTGGTCCGAGTGCTGACCGATCAACTGGCGGAACGGTCCACCGGTTCGTAGCCCGCGGCGTAGGCGTCATCGCGGACGCCGATCTTGCGGCCCGCCTCGTGCCGGTCCTCGGCCTGCGCGAGGGCGATGACCGCACACGCTTGGCAGACCCGCTCAACCTTGGAGTAGTACCCCTCCATGTCGTCGTTGTGCGCCCGGCTAACCGGGTGTCCGCACGAACAGAGGGAGGCCTCGTACATCGTCAGCGCGAGGGCGAGGATGCGGTCCCTCACGGTCCAGCCAGGGCGCCCGTAGCGGATCAGGCCATGAGGGACGTGCCAGTCACGGGCGGTGCGGAGCTCGGTGACTATCCCAGCCCAGCGCGGTCGGGCGAGGACGTCCGCGAGAAAGGGGCCGTGATCATCGGCTCCTCGGACATTGCCCGCTCGAGCGTCTTGAACAGCTTGATGGCCTCGCGCTCCCCAAGCCGGGCCCTCAACGCGAGTACCTGCTCGGCGGTGACCGAGGCGCTCACCTTGCCGTCGGGCGTCTCCACCCGAACCACTGCGGCAGCGATCTGGTGCGCGGTGTAGTCCGCCGTCTCCTCGTCGTCCGGCTTGGCCTTCTCGGCAGCCTCCCCCGCGGCCTTGATCTCCTCGGACGTCAGCGCCCGCAGGTGCCAGATCGTGCGGGAGGCGTCGAGCTCGTCCTCCAGCTGCTCCATCTGCGCGAGCAGGGCGTCGGGGGAGTCGTCGCCCATGCCCCGGTCGCCGTCCTTGACGTCCTTCGCCTTCTCATAGCGACGAAGCAGGTCTTCAGCCTCGGCGACGAGGTCGCCGCGGCCGGTGATCGTGCAGGACCGGACGGTTGGCTTGCTGCCGTCAATCCAGGCATTGAGGTCGAAGTCCGCGGGTGCGACGTCGTTGGGGATGCCGAACGCCTCGCCGCTCACTTGGCCACCGTCACGGTCACGAAGCCGTAGTAGACGTTCTCGCTGCCGTCAGCCCACAGCAGCCGCCAGGCGGGCGCCTGAACGGCGTGCTCGGGCGCCGCCGTACGTGACACGAGCGTGCGCGGGCCGTCCTCGAAGTCCCCGGAGGGACCGGTGCCGGTGACGACAGCGCCGGGGAGTAGGCGGTCTACGAACGTCGCGCGAGTGCGGGTCTTCTGCATTGTGATGCCTCCTGGCCGGGTGTTCTGGCCGGTGGGGTGGTGTGAGGGAGGGGCGGCGCCGGCCAGGGTCGCCGCCCCTCCGTTCAGGGGTCAGGACGCGACGACAGCCACACCCGTGGAGAAGGCACCCTGCTGCAGCAGCGGCACAGTCAGCTTCAGGTAGCCCTCACCCGTGCCGCCCATCACCTGGGGGCTGTCGGTCATGAACTTGAAGACGTCGACCTTGTCGGCGGTCGCGACGGCAGTGGCCGACGCCTTGCCGACTCGGCGCACGATGTAGCCCACGATCCCCGAAGCGGAGAACGTGGCGAGCAGGTCGACCGACGCCGTCGGTGCACCGGACGTGTAGTCCCGGAACAGCACGAGGTTGCCCTCGTAGTTCCCGATCGTTGGCACGACCACGTTCGAGGTGTCCGTGATGGACTTCTCGTTCGTGGTGTCCGAAGCGGTCGGCGCCACGTGCGTCGTGGTGACGACGAACGAGGAGATATCGACACCGCCCGTGATCTCGGTGACGACCGGCGCGTTCACGTTGGCGATGCCGGTAGCGCCGGTAACCCACACGTACTTGGTGATGCCCAGATCGACGATCCGCGGCATGTCAGGCCTCCTTCTGAGACGCCGCGGGGTGCGGCTTCGCTGGCGCCGGCTGGGCCGGCGTGAAGTCCACCTCGCTGACTGCGGGCGGGTTCTGGTAGCCGATCTCGACTTCGATGGGCTGGAAGCCCTCCGGGGTCCTGGGCATAGCTGATCTCCCCTTCCGGGAGGTTTGGAACGGGAACGGTCAGGCCACAGCGCCCAACACGACGAAGGAGTCGACGCCGAACATCACGTCCGTGGGCGCGTCGAAGTCCGGGCGGATCGGCTGCGTGGACTCCAGCTCCACGAGGCCGAAGAGGAACCCGGACACGACCGGAGCGACGTCCACAAGAGCGCCGCGGCAGCGGTCGGCGAGCCAGGCGCAGCCCTTGCGGCTGACCTGGGCCCCGCCAGTCACGTAGGTCAGCTGGAAGCGGAACGTCACAAGGTTCGAGGTGTGCGCGACGTCTCCGGACGATCGCCAGCCGGGATCGCCGTACAGGACGACGTAGCGGTCAGCCGGAGTCGTCACGCGCCCGTCATACACAGGCACGCCCGGAACGGCGGCCGCCACGAGAGTCAGGACAGCGTCCGGCAAGCTCACGGCAGGATCGCCTCAGCGACCGCTGCACCCAGGTGCTCGACGTAGGACGGCGCCTCACGCTCGAGCGCACCCACCGGGTCGGGCAGGCGTGGCCCGGTCTTGCTGTTCCCGAAGTACAGGAGCGCCAGGGACCCGGCGCCGCCTTCTCGCGGGCCGATCTGCGCCTCGACCCCACCACGGCTAAACGTCGTGTCGTAGGTGATCGCGGCCGGCAGGCCAGGCGCGTGCGCGACGCCCTCAGCCTCTGCGCGTAGTGCGTTCTTGACGTTCAGGGCACCCTTGCGGGTGACCGCGGCGACCCGCGGCAGTACGCGAGCACCAGCGCTAGCGAGGTCGGCGGCCAGTGCGTCAAGCTCGCTCGTATCCGCGGTCACGGCCATGAGGAGACCTCCGCCTCGACTGGGAGCCGGCGAGCCGTCTTCGCGGTCCCGACGTGCGGGCCGTTGACCGTGAACGTCCTGCCGAGGTGGGCGGAGTCCAGCTCGCACGCCGTCATCAGAACCGTGTCGCCCCGGCGGACGTCCTCACTTCCCACGATGGGCAGGTGGACCTGCCACTGGACGACGTACGCCTGCGTACCGGCCACATCAGGGCTGGCAACAGCGACGTCGCGGGTCTGGAGCTTGCACTTCCCGGCGTAGATGGCGGTGCCCGTGGGTGTCGACCAGGTGCCGGTGTTCTCGTCGAACACGGCTCCCGTACCGCCACGGGTGACGATGCAGGTGTCGAGCATCAGCGCCTCTGCGGCCTCGCGTCCGGCCAGGGTGGCTGACTGCGCGGTGGTCAGCACTCGGCATCCCATGCCCGGCACGGGGCTCGCCCGCGGATGGTGAAGGCGTTACCGGATGCCGTGTGCGCCGTGGTCGGCTGAAGCAGGGCGAGAAGGTCGTCGGTGACTGCCATGCCACCGGCCGCAACTGCGTCGGTCAGCGTCCATGACTCGGTGTAGTCGTCGATGGTGCGGGTGCCGGACTCGCGTCCCTCAGGGTTCAGGAAGAACCGCTGGACCATCTGCACGGCAACGAACTGGGGGATAGTCGGGTTGAGGAGCCCGGCCGTGACCCATGAGTCCACCGCCGGCCGGGCCTGTCTGATCAGCGCGGACGCGTACCCGAGCTGGACGGTGGCAACACCCTTCTCCGCTTCGGTCAGGGGGCGCCAGCCGTCGGCGATGTCATCGGCAATGGCAAAGTCGGACATGGCGCCCCCCTCCCGTCAGCTCTCGTCGGGTTTGGTCCAGGCGTCCGGGTGGTCGACGAGCTTGACCACGTCGGCGGGGATGGTGTCCCCCGGCGCGTAGGTCGTCTCCCCGACCGTCAGGTGTCGGACGGCCTTTCTGCCCTTGCCCTTGGGTGCCTCGTCGGGCGCGGTCTCAGCGGTGGCCTCGGCCATGCTCTGCTCAAAACCCTCGACGTCAGCCTTGAGCTCGACCGTCTCGGTCGGCTCCTTGTCTTGTGCGGCGTTCCCACCACGAGCGGTGGCCATCAGAGAACCGTCGCCGCGAACGAAAGGTCAGCGTTCGCCAACGTCGGCAGGGCGATGGCGTCGGAGATGACCTCGGCCAGCATCGGCGGCTTGTCGCCGAGGTACGCGCCGACGACCAGGCCAGGCTGGTCGGCATCCGCGAGCTGGTAGTCCGGGTGGCTGGACGTCAGGGTCTGACCCCAGTACGTGGCCCCCAGCTCGGTCTCCGCCCACGCGTCGGTCGCGACCGGCTTGGGCAGGAAGAACAGCTTCCCATCCGGTAGTACCTTGGTCTTGGTGCCCGCGATCTGCACGTTGCGGTCGTAGATCACGATCGGGGGCAGGCTGGCACCCTCGATTACAGCGTTAGCGTCCTGCGCAGTGGCCGGACGGGAAGCACTGTTCAGCAGCTGGATCTTGTTCTGGTCCAGCTTCGAGAACGCCCGGAACACGCGGGTCGACATCAGGATGCAGCCCGCAGGCTCACCGTTGTCGTCCCGGTAGGTGTCGTGCCAGGTGGTCAGGTTACCCAGCCCGTCGGCCGAGGTGGTCGACCACAGGGTGCCAGCCGTCACGTCGTGACCGGCGGAGCGACCGAACGAGTCGCTCATCGTGAAGCCACCCTCGTTGGAGATGGTGGCCACGCCCGTGCTGATGACGACCCCGCGGACCCGCTCCACCGCGTCGGCGACCGCACGGGCCGCAACGCTCGTTGCGTTGAGGATCGTCTCGCGTACCGCCTCGTCGGACGGGTTGG